ACTTGTATAATAAAGGTAAGTATATTTACTTTGATTATTATATGCCAGATGAAAACGCAAAGTATCAAATGCCTAGCGATGAATTATTATTAAAGTTTTTTAAACATTGTGTTGACAAATATCCTAATGTTCATCCTGTAAGAGATTGGATTTTTAATAAGAAAAACTTTGCAAGTTGTAGAGTATCAAAACTTATATTAGCAGATGGTACTTTATGTCAATGTGGTAATTTAGTACAAGACGAAAAATCATTAAGTCAATATAAATCACCGATTAAAAGAAGAGACAATAGCATAATAGAAAATAGTTTTTTAGAAAAATACAATTGTGCTAGTTGTGAGTTTTTAGATAGATGTACACTAGGTTGTTTTATGAACCACGATTATAGATATAAGGAGGAACTCAATGAGTGTGTTTACAAACTTACGCACAGATATATTGAAGATGTACGAGTACAAAGAAATTATATCGCAACTTGATATAAAAGTACCTAGTCATATAGAAGTACAACTAGATAATTTGCCATTAGATAAACCTTATATGCCTAGAATAGATAGTAGACAAGCACATATGTTTCTATGGTTAGGTAAAAAAGAAGATGACATTGAAACTTATAATCTAGCAGAAAATTGTAAAAGTGAAATAATGTGGGTAGATAATAAAACACCTAACACTTATATTAAAGGTGTAGGTATGTTTCATATCTATGATGATTATGTTGTAGTTGGTTCATTAAAATATGCAGGTTATTTACAAAGAAAAACACCAGCAGATAGAAGACACTTATTAAGAACAATGTGGTGTGAGACAATAAATATATTTAAAGACAAAGATATAATGTGTCCATCAGGAACATTTTTTAATTGGGTACACTTATCTTTAAATCAAATGACCGTACAAAAAGAGCCTTATCATAGAGAGATAATGCAACAATTTGGTTTTAAAAGAGACGAAGATTATTGGATAAGAGATAAAAAAAGTAAGACTGGTTTAGACTGGATAAAACTATATGGAAATTAAATTTTTAAATACAATAAGCATAATTGATGACTTTATTTCAGATAAAGAATTAATTGATTGGTTAAAAGATGAGAGTAAAATAGATAGTACCGTTAAAGGACAAGATACACACAATCTTACTTATGCTCAAAATGAGTTTGGTAAACTTGCAAACGCAACACTAGTAAATTATTGTAATTCAAATAATATAGATTATAATAATTTGTCAATGTCTAATTTTCAAAAAGGTAGATTGAAGAAATATGATAAGTCTATGGTGACTAATCATTTATATGAACCACACCACGACCAAGTTGAAGGTGCTTATATTTCTGCAATCTATTATATTGATAGTGATTATACACCTGACAAATGGGTAGGTGGTGAGTTAAGTATATACAAAAATTTAACCTTTGCTGAATATCCTAACAATGTTGTAAATATTAATCCTGTTCCTAACAGACTTATAATGTTTCCAGGTTTCCTAGTACATAGAGTTAAACCATACTTTGGTGAAAATCCTAGAACCTCTTTAGTATTAGGTTGGGAAGTAAAAGACCAACCACAAACAGAACCAATATGGATTTAATAATTATATGAAAGAAGATAATATAAAAAAGTTAATTGATTTTTCGTTAGAAATAACTCAAGGATGTCAATTCAATTGCACAGGTTGTACCATAGATAAAGTACATAACGATTATCCATCTGATAATCAGTTTGAAAAAATAATGTCTTTAATAGATGACCTTAAAGAAAATGAATTTAAACCTATGAATATACAAATAGGTCCTACAGATGTAATGACAGCTTCAAATATGGATAAAGTCTTAACCGATATAAGAATTAAAAAATTAACAAAGAAATTTTTAAAGACGGCAATAAATTGTGCCTTTTTAAAACCTTTTGATGAAGACTATATAAAGTTTGGTAAAAAACTTAATTGGTTATTAGAAGGTGGACTTGTTAAATTTATAATACCATTTGAAGCTTACCATATAGACAATAAAGAATATTTAAACAGAATTAGAAGGCGTATTAAAATAACTTTAGATAATATGCCAGATGTAGTACATACAAAAACTTATTTGATTATGAATTACGAGGCTACTTCTATATATGACCGTGAAGAAAAGAAAAATTTAACTGAAAAACTAATATTAAAAACACACGAATCCGATTTATTAGAAGGTTTTGATGTAGGGTTTAATTTAGCACACTCTCTTTTAGATTTACGAAAACCTGAAAATGCAAAAAAATTATATGATTCCGTAGTAAATCTAAAAAATTATTTTGTAAATGCTAAAAGAAAATATGATGATAGAATTGATGTATATGATATAATGCCACACGAAGGAACAGATTGGGATATTTTTTATAAGTCAGGTAAACTATATTTGACGCCATTTTTATTTGAAGCCGTAACCAGTTTTGATAAAGAATTTGAAGTTAATAAAAATTGGTCTTTTGAAGGCTTACACGAAGCATATACAGAAAGTTTTATAAATCAAGTAGATTGGGCTCATAAAAATAAAGATTGTAAAGATTGTCAATTTGTACCTATGTGTGCTGAACGAGGTGTACACTCTCTAATGAAATTAATGAACACAACTAATTGTATAAGTCCTCTCAAATCACTTGAAGATAAAGTAATGTGGAGATAAAATGGATCTTATTATTAAACCTACTGAATTGTGTAATTTCAAATGTACTTTTTGTTCAAGTACACAATTAACTAATGAAAAGAAAAACTGGTTAAAACACGACCAGATATTTCGTTTTTTAGAAAGGTTTCCTGAAACTAAAACTATTATAGTAAATGGTGGTGACCCATTGATGATGGAACCTAATTACTATTGGAAGATTATTGAGTGGTTAGATAATAAAGGTTATGATACTTCACTTGCACTTACAACAAACTTATGGCCTTTCTATAAAAAACCTAGTCGTTGGGTTGACTTATTTAATAATGAAAGAGTAGGAGTAACCACTTCTTTTCAATATGGTGGTGGTAGATTAAAAGGCGACTATACAGAATTTACAGAAGAAGACTTTTGGAAATGTTCAGACGCAATGTTAGAGTATTGTGGTTACAGACCTGATTTTATATCAGTTATTACAGAAGAAAATGTACACAACGCTGTCAAAAATGTTAGACTTGCAAAACAAATGTCTAATTATGAAGAACCTGAAGGTACTTTAGACGCATTGAATAAAGAAAATAAAATAGGTGTTGAGTGTAAACTAAACTATGCAATGGCAAGTGGTGAACAAAAAAATCCATTTTTATTGTCTGACATATATAAAATATATGTTGATATCTGGCGTATGGGACTTGCACCTTGGGAGTTCAATACAAAACAAATGATGACAACAATAAAAACTGAACATACAACTTGTCCTTTAAGTAGAAAATGTGATGAAGGTATTAGATGTTTACAACCAGATGGAGACTATTATAGTTGTGGTGCTTTTGGTGATGATAAAGATAAACCAATAGATTTTGAAAGAGAAATGCAAGGTGAATTTTTTACACCTTTACAAGATAGTTTAGAATTAACAACAATGAAAAAAGGTTGTTATGGTTGTCCTATGTTTAGTATATGTAATGGTTGTAGAAAGACAATAAAAGATTATAAAGAAGCAGGTGTAGTAGAAGCACATTGTCAAAAGATGAAAAGAAATGGTGTAGATATTTTAAATGCAAATGGTTTACATTATATTGAAATGACACCTTACGAAAATGAAAAAACAAAAGAAGTAAGACTATGATAAAAGGTATTGAAAATGTAATAATAAATGGTGTATTCGCATTTAAGGATCCTGTTGCATTTAGATTTTTTGAAGGTGTTGAAATACCTTTTAAAGAACAAGGAGAATATAAAGTTTGTATTCATACAAAAGAAGTAGACAACGCACTTAAAATAACCCATAGTTATTTGGGTGATAAATATATTAAAATGCTATCAGGTAAATACAATTTATATGGTCAACCTGAAATAGTTAATGGTGTTGATAATGGATCAACTAATTGGCATAACGATTTAAAAGAAGGTGCAAACCTTGCCATATTAATGTATTTTACAAATGCTAGTAATATAGAACAAGGTGGTTCATTATCAGTTAGAAATAAAGAAACTAACGAATTGTCTTGTATGTTGCACCCAGGTAAAGGTGATATGATTATTTTAAATCATAGAGAGACTTGGCAACATAAAGTAGGAGAATGGAAAAGTATACCTGGTAAAGAAGAAAGAATAGTTGGCTGTTTTGATTTTAATATATAAGATTTTTGAGGAACTAAAATATGACATTACCGAAAATTAATTTATCAATTAATCCGTCTTATCATTGTAATTTTAGATGTAATTGGTGTTATCTAACACCTAAACAATTAGGTGATACAAAGACAATAGACCATATCAAATTAAACGATATACTTGCACACATACAAACTTATAGAGATATAAACCACATTGACTTATATGGTGGTGAGATAGGTATATTGAAGAAAGACAAATTAGAGGCAATTACTAATACTATCAGATTTTATTATAAAGACAAGATTAATATAAACACTAATTTATCTACAATGAATCCTATGTTTTTTAATCCTGATTATTATTTAAGTGTTAGTTATGATTTCAACGCAAGACAAGACCATCAAAAAGTATTTGAGAATATGACAAAGTTACCTGTTGACTTTTCTGTTCTTGTATTAGCAAATGAGCCAGTATTAAAAAGTGTAGGTGCTGCTCACTTCTGGGATACTTTCAGAAAACTAAAACATATTAATAAAAGATTTAAAAGTGTTGAAGTAAAACCTTATAGTAAAAATCAGGCAAACCAACATACAATTACAGACGCACAATTTGAAGATTACATATTAGAGTTATGTGCTGTATATCCTGGTCATATGAAAACATATGATACTGGTGATAGAATTAAAGATTTTACTTTTACTAATGAATTAAATATATTAGATAGTTTAGATAAAAGTTATAACGCATATTCAGACGACCACTTATATATTACACCTGCAGGAGAATTAGCAGTATTAGATTTTGATAAAAATAATAATGAGTATTTTAGAAAAGTAGATAATTTTGATGATTATATAAAGTGGACAGAAGAAGAAAAACAGAAGATAGATAAATCTCCTGTATGTAGAAAATGTGAGTATAAAGGTTTTTGTTTAACTGAACATTATAGATTTGTAGAAAATTTAGATAATGGTTGTAATGGTTACAAATACTTGTTAGATACTTACAGATTTAGATATGGTAAAGAAAAGTTAATTAATGTCTAATAGAGCATTTTGTATAGGTAATGGTAGAAGTAGACGAGGATTTAATCTAAAGTCTATTAAAGGTAGAGGTGTTATAGTAGGTTGTAATAATCTCTATAAAGATTTTGCACCTGATATATTAGTTGCAACTGACCATCCTATTATGCACGAAATATATAGAAGTGGTTATTGTTATACTGCAAATTGTTATTTTAGAGATTGGGTAACCGTACCTGTACAAAATTTTGATATGATGATACAAGGTATGTTTCCTGAACATAGAAATATAAAGACTATAAGACGAGACGGACTATTAATAGAAAATCAAAGACAAGGTTCTAAAGAATTTGTTATACACGGATATAAAGACAAACAAACTAATCAAACAGAAGTATCATTAAGTTGGTGTACAGAAGATAAAGTAAAAAACTTATCAGACATTTATAGAGAACACGAACAAGTTGAGTGGGGTACAGGAACGACAAGTGGTTATGTTGCGTGTAAAGAAATATCAGAATTAAAAGAAGTGTATCTCATAGGACACGACTTCTTTAGTATAGACAAACAATTTAACAACATTTATAGAGGTCAAAAATTCTATAAAAGTGATACTCATATTTCAGATTATAATATCAATAAATGGATATATGAGTGGCGAAGACTATTTAAGTGGTATAACTGGATTAAGTTTTACAAAGTAAATAGAGAGAATTATTTAAATTTAAAATTAAACGCTTGGGACGATTGCAAAAATGTGGAGTATATAAGTTATGAAAGAATGGAAACTCAAACAAGAAGTCTACCATAGATTAAACACTACTCATAAAGATACTCTAGTTGACAAAGAGATATCTTTGATATGGGAAGAGAAAGATATTGTAGATTGGGCAATACGACATTGGAATGAAAAGGTTGACAGATTTGTATACCCAGCAAAGAGTTATTGTGTAGCGATATGTTATGCAAAATGGATTGAGAGAGATTATGGTGACAACTTTTATGAGTTGTTAAACGACCCAATGTTATTATATAATAATGACGATTACTTTGAGGTATATGATAAAGTACCACACATATATGACAAGATAATATCAGCATACCCTAATGATGAAAATAGAGGTATGATACCAGATATTCGTGGATATTATGAAAAAGAAATAAAGTACGATACTGGAATTAATATAAATAATACTATAACAGGAGAAAATTATGGCAATTAAGATTAATGGTAAAGAGTATGATGAGAATAAGTTTGATGACAAGACTAAAAACTATGTTATCGCAAGACAAGAGCTTGTTCAAAATCAGGCGAGATTGGAGATTGAAATGGAAAAAGTTCAAGTACTTATCAGATATTACAATGCGAAAATCTGTGAGTTCTTAGGAATAGATCCTAACGCTCCTAAAGAAGATACCAAAGAAACACCAAAAGAATAGTAAACAATGGCGGCTATAGCAAATTTAAGGATAGACCAAGGAACCACATTTAGTTCAAATGTTACCCTTGCAGGTAATGACGGCGCAGCCTTTGACCTAACAGGTCATAGCGTAGAGGCTAAGATGGCAAAAGGATATGAAAGTACAAAAACTCGTATCACTATGACAACTAGCGTAGCAAACCCTGCAACAGGGATTATAACACTATCTTTAACTGCTGCTCAGACTTCTGCCCTGGACGCACCTAGTAGATATGTCTATGATGTAGAGGTTACTAACAATACTTCAAATGTAGTAACCCGAGTTATAGAAGGTATTATTACCGTACGCCCTAATGTAACCATTTAAACTAAATACTATTAGTTTGAGTACCCTTTGGTTATAAATATTAACAATTAGAGGGAGATTGTAAAGTGGCTCAGATTAAAGCAAGAATAGATAGCACAATTACTAGACCGCAACAAGTGTCGGTTACTATGCCTGCTGGCGCTCAAAGTCAGACGGCGGTTACTAACTCAACATTAAAGTTGAGACTATTACAAGATGTTGACGCTAGTTCTTTAAAAGATGGTTCAATGATACAATATTCTTCTTCAAGTGATAAGTTTGTAGTTAGAGACGAAATAACTACAACAACTGGTTCAATCACACTAAACGGCGGAAACTTTTAAGGACTAAAAAATGGCAACTATAATACGAATTAAACGAAGTGCTAACGCTACAGCACCTTCAAATTTAAAACTTGGAGAAATGGCGTATGCTTACGGAACTGGTACTGCAAGCAATGGTGGTGATAGATTATACATTGGTACAGGTGGTACAGACGGTTCAGGAAACGCAAATAGTATAGATGTTGTTGGTGGTAAGTATTTCACAGAATTATTTCCTACTTCTAACGGTGTCGTATCTTCAGAAAAATTAATTACAACGGATTCAAATAACAGAATTGACACAATGGTGTTTGGTAACTCAAACACTAACGCAGGTCAAATTACTTTTAACGAGGCGTTAAACAATGGTTCAAATAACATTGTATTAAAAGCGCCTACTTCATTAGCAAACTCATCAACGATAGTATTACCTGATGGTGCAGGTTCTCAAGGACAATTCCTTAAAGTTATATCTGCAAACGCTGGTGAAGCAACTTTAGGATTTGACGCTGTTGACACTACTCTTACTTTAGAAGATAGTGCTGGTTCAACAATTGATTACTCAACTGCAAACACTTTATTGTTAACAGGTGATGGTACAATTGATACAGCTGCTACTGCAAATACAATTACAATTAAAGTACAAGATGGTGGTATCGGAACAACACAACTTGCAAATGGTGGAGTAACCAATACTAAATTAGCAAATGATAGTATTACAATAGGTACTACTTCGGTTGCTTTAGGTGCTTCAAATACAGACCTTGCAGGATTAACAAGTGCTGTTGTTGATGACTTAACTTTAAACGGACAAGACATTTCAACAACTGCAAGTAATAAAAATATTACATTAACACCACACGGAACTGGAACGGTTACCGTACCTAGTGGATATAAAGACAGAAGTGGTTTTGCTGCTGATAGTTTAGCAACAAAAGAATATGTTGATAGTGCTTCTTCAGGATTAGATGTTAAAGATAGTTGTAGAGTTGCCACAACTGCTGCTTTAACGGTTACTTATGACCAATCTAATGGAAGATTAGACAACGCAGGTACACAAGCTGCTCTTGTTATAGACGGCGTAACCTTATCAGTAAACGATAGAGTGTTAGTAAAAGACCAAGCTGAAGCAAGACAAAACGGATTATATATTGTATCAGATATAGGTTCTAACTCTTCAAACTGGAGATTAACTAGAGCTGATGACGCTGACGCTGGTAATGAAATTACTGGTGGTACATTTACTTTCGTTGAAGAAGGAACTGCTAATAGTGATAACGGTTATGTATTTACTCATAACGGTACACCAACATTAACAGACAATACATTATCTAATAATACAGAATTACCTGTATCACAATTCTCTGGTGCTGGTCAAGTAGTTGCAGGTGCAGCTCTTGTCAAAGCAGGAAATACTTTAGATGTAAATGTAGATAACTCTTCAATCGCTGTTGTATCAGACGCATTACAAGTTAAAGCAGGTGGTATTACAAATGCTATGTTAGCAGGAAGTATTACAGCTGCAAAACTTAATAATCCAAATATTACAATCGCTTCAGATAACGATACAGGAACACCACAATTTGCACTTGAAGGTACTTTGACGGTTGCAGGTGGTGAAGGAATTGATACTTCTGCTAGTGGTTCAACAATTACGATTGCTGGAGAGGATGCTTCAACAACAAATAAAGGAGTTGCGTCTTTTGATAGTCAGCAGTTTACGGTAACAAGTGGTAACGCTGTATTATCAACTATTGATGGTGGGTCGTTCTAATGTCTACCGTCATAAAACCAAAAAGAAGTTTTACAACTGGTTCTATTCCACAAACAAGTGATTTAGAAATCGGTGAAATCGCAATGAACATTGCTGATGGTAAATTTTATACCAAAGCAAATGCGAATACGGTTAAAGAAATTGGTGGTGCTTCTGCTGTAAATATTCAATCAGTATTACAAGCAGGAAATACTTCAACAACTGACTTTGCGTTAAATAATGCAAACATAATATTTGAAGGTGCAACACCAGACGCATATGAAACAACATTAACGGTAGAAGACCCGACTGCTGATAGAACGGTTAAACTACCTAATTCAAGTGGAACATTAGCATTGACAGGAGATATTCTTGCCTTTGCTGTTGTTTTTGGAGGATAATAAATGGCAAGTGCTTTTAAAAACGCTGGGCAAGCAAACCCAACTAGTGATGACGCAACGGCAAATGTATACACAGCACCTTCTAACGGAACTGCTGTATTACACGCTGTTTATATCTCTAATACTTCACAAAGTACACAAGCAAATGTAGATGTAAAAGTAACCATAGATGGTGGCACAACTTTTAGACATATAATAAAGAATTGTATCATACCTCAAAATAACACATTTATTTTAGATAAACCTGTAAATTTAGAGAGTAATGATATAATAAGAGTAGTAAGTAATATCGCAGGAACTGATACTTTTATTTCAGTACTAGAGAATACTTAATAGATTATAAATAGTATAAATATAAGAAAAAGAGGAAGAATTAAATGGCACTAGCATTATCAACAGGAGCTTCAACCGCCGTCGGAGTAGACGCTGCTGGTTTTCAGATTTCTAATGAATATGCTATGCACGCCTTGAACCGTGATGTAAATGGTCTTCTAATTTACACAAAAACAAAACTTGATAGTACAGATACTATTGAAGTTAATGACGGACAAGGTTTTGGCTATAATGGTTTTGAAGGACTTGCACTAGGTAAAGCAAGTGATGGTACTACCGTTCAGAATACACTACAAAGTGATTATGATGAGAGTACAGATGTTCACTACCAGACTAACGCTAAATTTAGAAAGTATCAACAAGTTAGATTTGACCCGTTGAAACTTTTTTATTTTATTAATGATGACGGAATGCTAGTAGCAAGATATCAACACGATTATTCTTATGCAGCTAGTGAAACGGCAACAAGCACTACGGGAACTAACTGGACTCCTAGTGGAGGAAACTATTATACACAATCAAATATCGCTAGATATTTGTAATTAAACAAGAGAGAGAATAAAAATGGCAGATTTTATTTTAGGACGACTTAAATTTCACTTCAAAGGAGATTGGGTTACAGGTACCGCTTATATCAAAGATGATGTCGTAAGATATGGTGGTAATTCGTTTGTCGCTATGGCAAACCATACAGGTTCAGCAACTTTTGAAGCTGACCTTTCATCAAATAAATGGAAAAAAATGAGCGCAGGACAAGAGTGGAAAGGCGCTTGGCAAACAACAACATATTACAAAGTAGATGATGTTGTACAATGGGGAGGTTCAACTTTCGTTTGTAATACTGCCCACACTTCACAAACAGATTTATATGACGACACTTCAAAATGGACTTCTTTTGTTCCAGGATTTAACTGGACAGGAACATATTCTTCAGGAACAGCATACAAAGTTAATGATTTAGCAAAGTATGGTGCAAATGTTTATATTTGTACCGTAGAACATACTGCCGCTTCTACAATAGATACTGCTAAATTTAATGTATTCGTTTCTGGATTAGAATTTGAAGATAGTTATAATAGTGCTACTGCTTATCAAGCAGGTGATGTTGTAACCTACGGAGGTTATAACTATGTCGCTGTTCAACAATCAACAGGACAAACACCTTACAACAACGCAACATATTGGGAAGTATTAACTACTGGTTTCAAAATGGTTGGTACTTATGCTGGTTCAACTGCATACAAAACTGGAGATGTTGTTAGATATGGTGGTCATACATATGTTGCAAAACAAGACGCAACAGGAGTTGTTCCAACAACAACTGCAAGTTGGGATAAACTAAACGAAGGATTTAACTGGAGAGATAGTTGGACAGACGCAACTGAATATGCTCCAGGAGACGCAATAGGTTATGGTTCATCTTCTTATAGATGTAAACTTGCTCACACTTCTTCTGCCGTACAAGGTGACGCAAAAAGACCTGACTATGATACAGGCGGTGTTTACTGGGATTTGATTGCCGAAGGTGATTCCAATTTCGTAACCACTACAAGAGGTGACCTATTAACTAGAAACGCTACACAAAATATTAGATTAGGTATCGGTACTAATGGTTCAGTTTTAAAATCAGATGGTACAGATGTAAGTTGGGGTCTCGCTCAGGTAACGCAAAATACTTATTTCGTTGCTAAACACGGTGCTGATAACGACCCAGCTTCTGATACAGGAAGAGGAACTTCATTAGACAAACCTTGGTTAACAATTGCATACGCATTAACTTGGATGAACGCTAATGTTGCCGCTTCTACACAAAAAACTTTATATGTAAAAACTGGTGAATATGAAGAAGCATTACCAATAGTTGTTGGTGCAAACACGCAAGTTATCGGTGATGGTTTAAGAAGTGCTGTAATTAAACCTGCTTCAGGAAATTCAACAGCAACAGGATTAACAAACACACCTAACGCAAGAGCAGATATGTTTAGAGTTAGAAACGGTGTAACCTTCTCTGGTTTCACTTTCTCTGGTATGCAAGGTACTATGGGAACTGCTGATAGTTTTGGTGTTCAAAGACCAAATACTGCTGATGGTGCAACTCGTTCAGGAGTAGTATTCGCACTTGACCCAGGAACTGGTGTTGGCGATACTTCTGTTCACATTACAAGTAAATCACCATTTATACAAAACTGCTCACACTTTGGAAGTGGTTCAGTTGGTATTAAGATTGACGGTTCATTGCACAATGCTGGTAACCGTTCAATTCTTGCAAACGACTTTACTCAAATATCTGACGGTGGTGTCGGTGTTTGGGCACTTGCAAATGCAAAATCAGAATTAGTATCTGTATTCACTTATTATGCACACCACGGTTATCTATGTGATAGTGGTGCTGTTATTCGTTCACTAAACTCAAACAACTCTTATGGTGAATATGGTTCTACTGCAAACGGTATTGACGCAAACGAAACGCCTTATACTGGAACGGTAGATTTACAAAACAACGAAGCTAGAGTAGGAAGAGTACTAGTATCTGGTTCAGGAATCGGAAGACTTGAATTTGAATACGCTGGGGAATCTTACACTTCTGCTTCAATTGCAATTGGTGGTTCTGGTGCTTCTGGTGCTGCTTCTGCCTCTTTTGCAAACGGTGCCGTTAAGTATATTAAGGTAACTGCAAACGGTTCAACACACT